TGTTGTCTACAGAGCCATATAGCGGTGAGGCAACAAGCGATCTATTAAGCGCATTCTCTAACCTGCAACCAAGCGTAGCTCAAAATCTTAGCGAGTCAGAAGCTGTGCGTTCAGCCATTAGAGCAAAAGCTCTGCGGGATTCAAAGATGGGCGGTGCTCGAGGTGATATCCAAGAGACGCGCCGATTCTTTAGCGAGGCAGATTGGCCGAAAGCTGTGGAGTTAATTCGCGGTGGTATGACACCAGCCGCGGCGCTTGCTGCACTTGGGTACAGTGCAAGCTCAATGGCTGGCGATCAACGATAGTCAACGCAGGCCGCGAGACTTTGCGTAATAAATTGCCGCCCCTTGCATTTGCTTGAGGCGTGCAGTTGACTCCTTTGATGGGCTAAATTTGTTTGGCTTTGCCTGCTCAATTTGGGCAACAAGCTCTTCTATCAACTCAGCGCATTCGTCAAAATAACTGCCTGGCTCTACGCTTTTCAAAAACTCAATTGCTTCATCATATTTATCCATCATCTCTCTCCAAACAGTGCAGCCACCAGCGGATCACGCCGTGGCTTTAACCTCTTACCTCTTTCACGCGCCAAGCGGAAAGCCTTATCGTCCAATGTCTCACGCGCTCTGAATCGGCGCAGTCTCTCCATAGGTGTCAGTGGTGGCGGTTTAACGGCATCAGTGCCAATCCCATACCTGTACACCGCCACAAGCACATTACCTGATCTGCGCCACTCTTGGATGTGGACCGTTCCAGCGAGCCGCAGTCGGTTGATCATCTGCTGCGCTGACCTTTCTGTGCAGTACACCTTGACTGCCAATTCTGGCGCTGTGCATCCGGTGCGTTGCAGCAGATCAATTACCTTGGGAAGTCTTGCGGATTTCATTTAAATTTTTGCGACTCTCTGTCAGCAATTGCTTGATCCACTTTGACGCGCCAAGCCTCTTCCATTCCTCATACTGCCACTGCGTAAGCCTTACGCCAATTTGTTTTTGCGTGGTGGTCAATTCACTCTTAGGTCTAGGCATTTACTTGTCCTCAGTTGCATCAATTAAAAATTTCACAATGCAAATCAGCACCACCAGCGTGATTGCCATGCCTAACAGTGCCATCAAAAGAAAATTGATTACGGTTTCCATGTGACTCCTCTGAATCAAAGTAAAACAGTGCCAGCACAGCCAACACCAGTATTATTATTTTCACTTCTGGCTTGCCAGTAGTTCCATCTCAACTTCCTTGACGCGCTCGCGCAGTATGGTGACTTCATGCTCAAGCTCGGTGACCTTACGCTGCATACGCTCGCGGGTCATGTTCTCAGCGTGCGCCCAACCGATAAACGTGCCATCAGTCACAGCCTTGCGTGCAAAGGTTTTGATGTCCTCGCGTGAGAGGAATCCACCGCCCACTTCCATGGGTGGCGTGAACTTATTGACAGCTCGGTCAATCTCAATTTGCATATTCTCAGACATGGTTTTCTCCTTGTGGTTGTGTGTTCCAGGCTTGCACTAACAGGGTTGCGTTGTAGGGGATCGGTGTCACGGTGGACAGGAATAAGCCTTTGCCGCGCTGTTTGCGCCCCCATGCGTCTACGGCATTGGTGTTCTTCAATTCGTTGCGCTTGACGGCGTTGTAGACCGCGTGCTGCTTGTATCCGGCCTCCACCAATTCATCCATGGTCCGAGGTTCTTGGCAGTAGTCTTGCAACTCGGTCATTGCTCTCTCGCTTTCAGCATTGCGTCTGCATACTGGTAAGACGCAACAGCTACTGCATCTGCGGCACGCTGTCCAGCATCAAAATTGAAATCTGTTGGGAACATAAAATCAGGATGCCATCCTTTTGCGGCCAACATACCTTGCATAGCTTTTGCCGCCATGTAGTCCCGCAGACTCATGCCTTGAAATGCCGCCGCATGACCGCCGCCTGTCTCTGGAAAAACTGGAAATGCGGGGTCAATGCCTTGATATTTTTTTGTTGAAAATGGTGATTGGTTGTTCATGATGACCACCATGCGACAAGCAGTGCGGCCAAGCCAGTGCCGATGACAAGGCACAGCAAGTAGTCATAGGCAGCCTCTGCGCGTTTGCCAAGCCTGCGGTGGTTGGCATCAGTCATGGCGTGTTGTGTGTGGTTCATGAGGGACTCCTTAAAGATGGGGCTTGCGCCCCCCTTGGGTTAATTAAGCTGCGGCTCTCTCTTCAAAAAAGCGCTTTGACTCTGTACCTTGATCGATGTAAGCGTCAGAGCCGTAAGCTGGATCGACTTCAAACCAGCATGATGCTGTCAAGGCTTTACCTGATGCCAAGGCTGCATTAACTTTGGCGGCTAAATCTTCAACGATTGTCTTGGCAGTCTCACGAATATCTGCAAATCCTGTTTCGCCAGTTTCTTCGCACTTTACAACTTCTGCACCGGCAAAAGATTTTTCGTGACGAAAGCGGCGACCAGCTGCGTTCTCAATCAAAACATAATATTTCTCAGCGATGAAAGGGTGACCGTCACAAGCGATGCCAGCTTGATACAGGTCAGAGGCTACATATGCTTCGTAAGTTGCGTTCATTTCGTTTTCCTTAGAGTTGTGTTATTGAGGAATTGATAATATCACACTTGCTTAACTTGTCAAATCACCTACAAGTTAGTCAAGTATTCCATCAATTACAATGTCCCTGCTGGTTCATGCTTCCAGCAGTTGCCTTTTGGGGATCGGTTCGCTGATCCCCTTTTTTGTCTGTACACTTAACACTTCTATCAAAATATGGTTAACATTCTAGACATGAAAATCGCACAGCAAGCAATTCACGATATAAAAAACAAGGTTGAGTCTGCCGGATTCAAGATGTCCGATCTCTGCCGAGTCGCTGAAATCAACCAAGCTCAGGTCAGCAGATGGCAGAACGGCATCACAGAGCCACTCTACAGCACCGTCCTGCGCTTGGATGAGGCCGCCAATGCGCTGGTGTCAGCACGCATGACCATACTCAACAAGGCCATGGAAGAGGCCGTCAAATGAGTAAATACAGCATTGGCATTGATCCTGGCCTCTCTGGCGCAATCGCCATCATTTCGACTGAGAGCTTCAAGATATTCGATATGCCCACCATGACGGTAGAGCGCAACGGCAAAGCCAAGCGGCAGGTCAGCGCCGCCGAGTTGGCAGAGATGCTGTACCTATACTCCGGCAGAGACTGCCATGTCTACTGCGAGCGCGTGAGCGCAATGGCAGGCCAAGGCGTAACTAGCGTCTTCAGCTTTGGCCGCAGCTTTGGCATGATTGAGGGCATTCTGGCCGCGTTCAAGATGCCGGTGACATTCGTGCCGCCAGCCATTTGGGTGAAGGGCGTTGGCCGCGGTCAGGGAAAGGATGCCAGCCGCGCGCGCGCCATGGAACTCTTCCCATCAGATCAAGATCAATTCAAGCGCGTGAAGGATGATGGCCGCGCTGACGCTGCGCTGATCGCGCATTGGGGATCACGCCATGCAGGATAAAGAACGTGAAGTTTTGCGTCAGCACATCATCTGGCTTGGCACACAAGTAGAGCAGCAACGCAAAGCAAACCAAGACAAGATCGTATTACTCAAACGCTTGCTCGATCCCGAAGACCTCGGTCATGCGGCATCGCATGAGATACGTCAACTGGCTTATCAACTGATCATCAATGATCACCATTTAGAAAGAGACTCATGGCAACCAAACAACTAAGGCTTAGACCGTCATCCGCATCGCGCTGGATCGCCTGTCCTGGCTCGGTCAAGCTCTGCGCTCAAGTACCTTACCGGCCATCAGGTGAGGCCGCACAGCGTGGCACTGCCATTCATGCTTTGGCCGAGACTTGCTATCAGTTAGACACCGATCCCATGAAGTTTGTTGGCGAGAAGATGGAGGGCGTGACACTAACGGCTGATGATTGTCAGATGGCGGTGGACTACTTGCAGGAGATTTGGCACGTTGAGAATGTCACCGATCATGTAAGTGTTGAGCGCCAAGTCATGTACCAAAGTCAAGAATTCATACAGGTTGGCGGCACTGCCGATCTGGTTGGCTTATCGATGAAGTCAGGCATTGTCTACGTCACAGACTTGAAGACCGGCAAGGGATATGTGGAGGAGGACAACACCCAACTCAAGATATATGCGCTGGCTTACATACAAGGCATGAGCCGCGATTGGATTAAAGAAATCCATATGACGATTGTGCAGCCGCACGCCGGTGAGCCTCGCACACACATCATGACTATGGCCGAACTCGCAGAGTGGGAGGTCAAAGTGTTGCGGCCTGCAATGATCGCAACCCAACTCGATGAGCCGCCACTTTATATCTCTGACTCAGCCTGTCAGTGGTGTGACGCAAAGACAATTTGTCCGGCACAGCAAAAGCAATTCGATGTCGTGGCCGCCAACACTGACATCACCGTCATGGACAAAGAAGACATCAAGCAGGTCATGCTGGCGCTCACAGCAGACCAGATCAGCGCCATTCTGGACAAAGCGCCACAAGTGGAAAAATTCATTGACGCGGTCAGAGAGCACGCATTAAACGCCATGGAGAAGGACGGTATGGTGCTGGCCGGTTGGCAACTCGCGCCAAAGCGCCCTACGCGCAAATGGATTGATGGTGACAAGGCCAGAGAAAAACTGACATCAATAGGTTTGGCTGACACCGACATATTTGAAACAACCCTAATTACTCCTGCGGCAGCGGAAAAGCTACTGCCAAAGGAACAAAGAGTTATCTTGGACGAGTTATGCGTCAAGGTATCAAGTGGACTGACGCTTGCAAAAGATCGCAGCCTAAGTCAATAATGCAACCCCGAAACTTAGAAAGCTAAACTCAAAATGCTAAACCTCTCATCTGCTGGCGGCTCTGGAAACTACATCCGCTTTTCTCCCCAGGCTAATGCTTGGACAAATAACCTTGGCGAGGAAATCCAACTCAAGAAGGTAGTGTTTGACATCAATGATGTGCAAACCGGCTGGCTTGAACTTGGAGTCGGTGTACGCAATTGGCAACCTGATGCGTCACTCGGTAAGAAAGGACCGCAACCATCACCAGAAAGTCGGCGCGGATTCATCATCAAGTTTTACAACAAAGAAGTTGGCTTGGTGGAATGGTCGTCTAACGGTGTAGGTTCTAATATGTCGTTGGAAAAACTCTACTTGGACTGCGCCGCGCAGCAGGCCGCAAATGCCGGCAAATTGCCTGTGCTGGAGTACACCGGCAGCAAGTTGGAGAAGATCGGCAAAGGCACGACTCGCATTCCAGCGTTCAACATCATCAGTTGGATTGATCGTCCCGCTGGTATGGATGCTGACAGCGTGGAAGAGCCAGCGCCATTCAATAAGCCTACGCCTGCACCAGTTGCGCCACCAGCGCCAGCGAAGAGCGTGATGGCCGCGGCAGTGGCTGACGATGAAATGTTCTAACTGATCGGCTTTAAGTACCGCTGGCTAACCCCAGCGGTTTTTTTTCCTCTAAAAAAATACAACATGAAATATCTCTCACTTTGCAGTGGAATTGAGGCGGCAACAGTAGCATGGCATCTCCTTGGATGGGAGGCAATAGCGTATTCAGAGATTGAAAAGTTTCCATCTCAGGTGCTGGCGCACCACTATCCACAAACGCCAAACCTTGGCGACATGACGAAATTTAAGGAGTGGTCAATTGAATCAAATGTCGATCTTCTTGTCGGAGGAACTCCCTGCCAATCATTCTCAGTCGCAGGACTCAGAAAAGGATTGGATGACCCGCGTGGCAACCTCATGCTTACCTATCTTGCCATTGCTAAACGATATCGCCCCAACTGGCTGGTCTGGGAGAACGTCCCTGGCGTTCTGTCATCTAACGCCGGACAAGACTTTGGCACATTCCTCGGAGGGTTGGGGGAACTCGGGTATGGGTTCGCATACCGCGTTCTTGACGCTCAATACTTTGGAGTGGCACAGCGCCGCCGCCGTGTGTTCGTTGTCGGATACCTTGGAGACTGGCGACTTGCCGCAGCGGTACTTTTTGAGCGCCACAGCCTGTCAGGGCATCCTGCGCCGAGCAGAGAAAAGAGGGAAGACCCTGCCAAGTGCCTTACACGAGGCGCTGGCCAGCGTTACGACTTTGAAACAGAAGACCTGATACCACAACCAGTCTATGAGATGCATGGACAGGACAGCCGTGTGCGTGACCTTGGAGATGTTTGCACTACCGTGTCTGCAACTTATGGCACAGGCGGCGGTAATGTGCCAGTGACATTGCAACCCATTGCCTACAACATCACATTCTGCGATGCCAATGGGACTCGAGCAGATCGTCCAGATGGCGGTTTGTATGTCAACGAGACAGATGTAACAAGCACGCTAACTAAGGCTGGCATTGGTACGAATGTGGCGCAACCCATTGCATTCAGCGGTCAGATGTCAAACCCGCAAACAGATGTGGACATGACGCAAACCCTGCAAGCCAAGAATCCGATGTCGGTGGCATGGTCAATGAACTTAATGTCTCCTGGCCGTAAGGTTCGCGAAGATCATGGCGTTGGCGCTCTTACACAACAATGCCATTGTCCTACACAAGGAAATGAAGCAGTAGTAATTCAACAAGCAATGGCCGTGCGCCGACTCACGCCAAAGGAATGCGAGAGACTCCAAGGCTTCCCCGACAGCTACACCGACATCAAGCCAAAGGGCAAGCCAACGCCAGACGGTCCAAGGTACAAAGCCTTGGGCAACAGCATGGCAGTGCCTGTGATGGCGTGGATCGGACAACGCATACAAGAAGTAGAGGCAATATGCAAGCAGAACAAATAGCCAAGCAGCTCGGCAACGCAAAGAAAGCAAACGGTCAGTGGGTGGCATCTTGCCCTGTACCGAGTCACGGCAAAGGCAACGGCGACAAGAATCCATCACTCAGCATCGACATCAATGACGAGGGCAAGCCTCTCTTCCACTGTCACGGTGGGTGCAGCCAAGAGGATGTCTTTCACACCATCAGGTCAATGCACCTGCTGCCGGAACTGGAAGAACGGCCAGACCCACTCGCCAACATCAAGCCGATACCCAAAGTGGAGTTTCAGCAGGAATGGATTTACACCGATGAGAACCGCCAGCCGGTGTTCGTCAAGCAGCGGCTGCGCGTAGGGGAGTCAGGCAAGACTTACCGGCTGTACAAGATTGATGAGCACGGCAGGAAGCAAAGCTCACTCAGCGATGCACGCATCGTCCCCTACAACTTACCGGCACTCTTGGACGCGAAGACCGCAGGCAGAAACATCTTCTTGGTGGAGGGCGAGAAGGCAGCAGACGCAATCAAGTCAATTGGCATGATCGCCAGCACCGCGCATACTGGCGCCGGATCATGGCCTGCTGCCATCACCGAATACTTTGCCGGTGCTCAAGTGATCATCCTGCCGGACAACGATGCAGTCGGCTGGCAGTACGCGCACAAGGCAGCCGAGGCAATACTGCCCATCGCTAAGTCTGTCAAGGTAGTTGACCTCGGTCTGCAAGGCCAAGGCGATGATGCCTATGAATTTATTGAGGAGGGCGCAGGCAGGGACAAGCTGGTGGCGCTGGTCAAGGCAGCGTCAATCATCACAACGGTGGATCAGGTAACAATGCCCGAAAGGTTGAATCCGATCATCAATTCAGTGCAAGTAGCAACACCGGCAGCCGAGGACATTGCCAAGGAATTTGAGGCAGAACCAACGCCACCAAAGGAACAAGCCAAGATCGGCAAGCAGATCGCCATTGAACATTGGGACAGCATCCAAGATGAGCCGGTGAAGTGGCTGATAGATAAGGTGTTGCCCGTTGGCAGTTTCAGCGCACTCTACGGACCGCCAGGGAGTTTCAAAAGTTTCCACGCTCTTCATATTGCTCACTGCATCGCCACAGGTACACCGTGGATGGGCAATGAAGTCACAGAGAAAGGCGCTGTCCTGTACATCTGTGGCGAGGGCTTTGGCGGTGTCGGCGCAAGGATTAAGGCGTGCAAGCAGCACCACCAGACAGAGGACGGCGCACCGATCTACGTCATACGCCATCAACTCAACCTCAGATCAAGCATAGAAGACTTCAACGCGCTGGTGCTGGCCGTAGAGACGCTGGTCATGGAAACCGGCATCGACTTTAAGTTGATCGTCATAGACACGCTGGCGCGAGCCTTTGGCGGTGGGGATGAGAACTCGGCCAGCGACATGATGCAGTTTGTCGTCACCTGTG